CACCGTTTTTATTGATTTGAGTTTTGAGAATAGGAGTGCCTTTGAGAAGTTCAGTTAGTTTTTCCTTTGCGGCAAGTCCAAATTTCTTTTCAATTAAATCTCTTGTTCTTGATTCTGGTGTGTCAATGCCCATGATTCTTACACGTTCATCTTTCATCCATACACCAAATCCAAGATCGATATCAACATCGACAGTGTCGCCATCAACGACCTTAACAATATTACATTTATACTCGTACATTACATTGCTCCAAACATATGTGTATATTTAATTAAATTGCTTGAATTAACTGTATGTGATAAGGTGACTCTAAAATAGAATGAATAATATCAGCAACATGGTCAAGTGGCATCCAATCTTCATGTCCTGGTTTGGAATCGTTCAATCCAGGCACTATAATATGTGTTGATTTTACACTGCCTTTAATTTGTAAACTTCTTATTTTCAATGCGTTTTTTTCAACATGATATGTACCAAATGAAGAGTCATATTCTGCAGTTGATCCTATGTTTATAATTAATCCTGTGCTCCATACACTTTCTACAGTATTAAGTAGATCATATTGTGCCATGTGGCATATGTGTGATGCATTAATAAAAACATTGTAATCTTTGATTTTATTTGTAAAAATATGTCTACGTTTGTCGTCCCACAATCTTAAATCATAACCATTTGATAGATGCAAAAAGTCAGATGAAGGCCATTTGGCTTTTACAGCCTTGGCAATTGTGTTTTTGTCAGGATTTCCTGTGCAAACTATCTTGTATGACATTATACCATTCTTTGAATACAGCAGGAAAATTTGTATTCCTTATTGCATCCAGTTTTTGCACATAATTAAGCATCTCAGTTGTATAGTCTTGGCCATCTTGATCGATTCTAGAAGTAACTGCTTTTAAACTTTTATCTGCAAATGATAATTGTTCTTTCAATATTGTTTTACATTCTGAATTAAGATGTTTGATGTTTAGATAAGATGGAAAATCAACAAACTGTGGATATATGTCTGTGCCTATATTAATTAATAACCATTTAAAAAATTTTTCTAGATACCAAATGTTCAATGTGCTTATAGTTGGAGTCACTGCTATTCTATATTGTTGTTGTTTGTACCATTCAAGATTTTCCATAATTTTATTCCATTTCAGTGGATACCTTAATAATTCAAATCTATCTTCTATGTCATCAATAGACAACAAAATATCTACTCTTTTACATTTTGATAATTGTTTAATTAAATTTTTATTTGGAAGTATAGAACCATTTGTGTTTATCTTTACCACTGTTGATTCATTTCCATACAATGTTAAAAATTGTTCAGGATATGAATCCAGTAATGGTTCCCCGCCATGAAACTCAACGTATTTTAAATCAGTCAAATCAAAATTTTCATATACATGTTCTATGTCTATCATTTTAGTTTTGTTCATTACGTATTGTGATTCGACATCTCTTCCTAATTTAATTGCATCCTTGATCCAACCTGTGCTTCTGGTATGATCACAAATCATACATCTTGCATTACATAATGTCCCATATCTGAGACCAACACTGGATATTTTTCCAGTTGAAAAATTTTGATCTTTACTTAGTTGGTTTGACGAAAGCCTTCTGCTATTAGAACCTAGTGCTTCATCTACTTTACAAATTTTACAGGCGTGTGAAAAGTTGTTTTTTAATTTTGTTTGGATTGGCTTAATGTATTCATTGTAATCTCCGCCAGTAAATCTGTGTCCTGACCAAACATTACAAGGTTGTATTTGCATTACATCATTTTCTACTATTACATCTATATGATTAAAAGGTTGCGTACAGAACATTTTTGTTACGCAACTTTTCTGTTGCCAGGTAAGTTGCAAACCCCGCCTGCCTAATTAATTAGGCCGCAAGTGCTAGATTTTCATCTGCGTTTAGTTTGCCAACTACTCTGCCAGTCAATTCCACTCGGCCCCGTAAGGAACACTGTTGGTGGAGCCGCTGGGTTTCGAACCCAGGTCCTGTTCAGCATCTAACATCAGCAATACTATTTTATTACGTTTTTGAAATTTTGTCTACTTGGTTTGAAGTGGTGGCACAGACGAAGCAGGCTGTATGCCTGTGGTGCCTTTGATGTAGTTGTCAGTTGCCGCTTTATGCGCCTTACCAATTGTAACCACAGTGGACTTATTAATAACAAAATTTTTAGTAAAATCTGCCATCATAATGTATTGAGTCATACCCAATCCATCTTTGGTCATTGTAAGTGCTAACGGCTTTGTCACAGTGATACCAATATTGTCTTCTTCAACAAACTTGGCAATAACTTCATCGCCGCCAGTGATTCTGATAGCAACAATGTCATTGGTTTTGTATCCAGGATCAATCAACATTATAATTTAAATCCTGCAAGTGTATCTTTATCAACATCCTGTTTTACTCCACCAATGATATAAGATTCAACTTCTGTTTCTTGAGGAGCAACTTGAAGTCCTGCTGAACTCAACCAATGTTGTGTCCATGGTAATGGATTTGCATTAAGTGGACGATCAAACAATGGATCAAATCCAATTGCTTTGATTCTTTTGTTTGCAACAAATTCAACATAGTCACCTAACAGTTTTTCGTTAAGTCCTATTATAGTACCTTCTTTCATCAAATGCTTTGCCCATGCTTTTTCTTCTTCAACACATAGTTTATACATGTTACGCACAGTGTCTTTACACTCTTCTGTAATTTTTTTCATTTGGGGATCATCACCTTCTTGCCATTTTTTAATAATCTGTGTAGACAAGTTTAAGTGTGTGGCTTCATCTCTTGCAATAAATGATATAATTTTTGCTGATCCTTCCATAAGTTTCAGTTCACCAAAAGCAAATGTACAAGCAAAGGACACATAAAATCTAAGTCCTTCAAGGATGTTCACATTAACCATAGCAAGATACAACTGTTTCTTAACTTCATATAAATCACCTTTGCCTTTTACAAAATAATCTTGAGCAAGTTCTGAAAATCTATCATAGTTTTCTGTGACTGAAATCGCACGTTTTACAATCTCTTCATCATCTAAAATTGTATCAAATACTTCCGAAGGATCTGCATAAACGTTTTTCATTATATAAGTGTATGAACGTGAGTGTATAGTTTCCATGAAGTCCCAAGTAATAATGCATCCTTCTAGTTCAGGTATTGAAACGTAAGGCAAAAAAGACAAACAAGGGCCTCTGCCTTGAACAGAGTCTAACAGTGTTTGATACTTTAAATTTGCAGTAAAGATATGTTTTTGTTCTGGTCTAAATGTTTGATAATCAGCACGATCTTTTTGTAGAGATATTTCTTCTGGTCTCCAAAAATATCCTAGCATTCTTTGATTAAGTTTATCAAATTCAGGATACTTAAATTGGTCATATCTTTGTGTATTTTGATCTTCACCAAAGAACATTGGTTGTTTTGTAAAGTCTACTTGGTTTCTATTGAATACTGTTTTGCTCATTGTTTTTTAATAATACTGTATTGTTTTGGATGTGTCAACTAAATTGCACAGGCATCACACAATTCTTCATCCTGTGCAGATGACAATTGATCTGTTTGTTCAGGCACTGTGTCTTCAATGCCTTGTGGTTGTACAGTTTCCTCCTCTCCTTTGTAGTCATATGTATTTTGATAATAGGATGTTTTCCATCCTAATTTATAAGTTGTCAAAAGATCTTTAATCATTATACTCATTGGTACTTCGTTGTTTTCATAGTGCAATGGATTGTATGACCAATTTCCAGATATTGCCTGATCAAAAAACTTTTGCATCACAGACACTATATTAATGTATCCTTCATTGCTTGGCATATCCCATAGCAAAGTGTAATAGTTTTTAAGTGTTTGGTACTGTGGCACAACTTGTTTTAATGGGCCTTTTTTTGATTTTTTAGTTGATAATAATGCACGTGGTGGTTCTATGCCGTTTGTTGCATTTGAAACCACAGAAGATGATTCAGATGGCATCTGTGCTGATAATGTTGAATGTCGTAGTCCATGTTGTTTTATTTCTTTACGTAACCATTTCCAATCACAAGTGTATGTAAATTTTGCAAGATCATCTACATCTTTTTTATATGTGTCTATTGGCAGTATGCCTTCAGCATATTTTGTTTTTTCAAAGTAATCACATGCTCCACGCTCTTTGGCAAGGTTCATTGATGCTTTTAGCAAATAGTATTGGAAGCATTCTGTTAGTTCATGTACAAGTGGCAATGCATCTTTGTCTGAATATTTTACTTTATTTTTTGCAAGAAAATGTGCAAGGCCAATGTATCCAACGCCTAATGATCGTCTTGCTTTTGTTGATATTTCTGCAGCCTTTACAGGATAACCTTGGTAATCAATGATTTGATCAAGAGCCCTAACAGAAAGATCACACAAATTTTCAAGATCCTCAAATTGTTTTATTGTTCCAACATTAATAGCAGACAAAATACAAAGAGCAATCTCTCCCTTGTCATCATCAACGTGTTGCACTGGCACAGTAGGCAGAGTAATTTCTTGACACAAATTTGACATACGCACAGGATCTTTGAATGAAGAATGTGTGTTTGCATGATCAATATTCATAATGTATATTCTGCCTGTCTCTGCTCTTTCTTTTAACAATGCTGAAAACAAATCCATGGCTTTAATTTTTTTCTTTGGTGTTTTTCTGTCTGCTTCATACTTTAGATAAAGTTCATCAAAACGATTGTTGTCATGTCCAAACGCTTCATAAAGATCAGGTGTGTCATGTGGAGAAAAAAGTGTTATGTCTCCATCTTGTAACACTCTCTCATAGAATATTTTTGATATTTGAATCGAATAATCTAATTTGCGAACACGATTATCTTCTGTGCCTTTATTATTTTTTAAAACAAGTATATCTTCAATCTCTTGATGCCAAATAGGAAAATGCACTGTTGCTGATCCACCTCTGATACCATTTTGAGTACATGATCGAACAGTGGATTCAAAAACTTTAAGAAAAGGAATAACTCCTGTGTGTGCAACTTCGCCACCTCTTATTTTTGAGTTGATCCCTCTAATTCTTCCTAAGTTCAATCCAATGCCAGCTCTTTGTGCAATGTAATATCCTACAGCAGAATTAGAAGAAAATATTGAAGGCAATGTGTCATCAACGTCTACTAACACGCAACTTGCAAATTGTTTAATTGGAGTCCTAACTCCACCCATTACAGGAGTTGGAATATTGATTTGGAATGTTGATATAGCATCATAATACTTTTTAATATATGACATCCTGGTGTCCTCTGGATACTCAGCAAATAATGTAGCGGCAATCATCATGTACATGAACTGTGGGGTTTCATACACTTCACCTGTGCTTCTATCTTGTACAAGATATTTGTCTACAACTTGACGCAGTCCAGCAAAAGTAAAATCCAAATCTCTGTCATGTTTGATCCAAGTGTTTAATTTTTTAAGTTCAGTTTTAGAATACTTTTCAATAATTTGTTTGTCATACACACCACGTTTTACATTTTGTATTATAACATTCACAAAATGCTTTGGTTGAAACTGTCCAAACACTTCCTTGTAAACATTCCATAACAATAGTCTTGCCGCCGCATATTGATAGTTTGGTGCTTCTAAACTTATAAGATCATTTGCAGATCTAATCAATATTTCCTGGATGTCTTTTGAAGACATATTGTTTGTGAACTGAATATGTGAATTCATTTCTATTTGAGATGCACTGACTCCTGTCAGTCCTTCTGTTGCTTGTTCAACAACAAAGTGCATTTTATCGAGGTCAAGCGGCTCCTTGGACCCATCACGTTTGAGTATTTGTATATCGTTTGTTTTGTTCATGTATGTTTATTTTTTTAGTATAGAATAATGTTGATACTTAGTATATGACCTAAAGGCTCTTTAGTAAACGATAATATTAGGTAATGTGTGGATAAATTAAACGAATCTAAGTATTCTATACTTTAGTGTTGCTGTTGTATCGTTTGTCGAATCGTATTGCAATATGCCTTGTTCTGTGACTTGAAATACAATGCCACTGTCAGCATTTTCTGAGAAGTCATCACTGAACACCATTGTACCATCAATGCTTATGGCAGTAATGACACCCATACGTTTTTTTGTGCTGGTTCCGGTGCTTCGTGTTATGGTGTAATGAAACTGCACTTGGTTCTCTCTTTGATTATCAAACTGCACAGCTGAGCCAGTGGCATTGTTGAGTACATTAACAAAACCTGAGGTGTTGTTGTTAAGCGTTACTGCCTCTTCAACTGGTCCTTCATGATATATAGAACCTGCAAAATTACTCAGTGTATCTGATCTATGGAAAAAGTTTCCATATGCAAAATTGTTTCCGTGTTCAAAGTTAATAGACGGCCTTTCTGCTGAGTCATCAGAATTTTTTCCCACGTTCCTAAATGAAGTGCCTGCAACTATATTGCCAGCGGGATTCCCTCCAGCATCATGTATGAACACACCTTCAACATCTATGCCATCAAAAATACAATTGGCAATCATGACACCAGTTGGTCCTGTAATTTTGTTTGCTGTTGATCCATCTGACTGTTCAGCAAGATCAACTCCTCTGTGTAGCGTTTTGAATTCACATCCTTGAATAACAACATCTTGTATATCAAAATCGGACATAACTCCTCTTTCACTTTTCTCAAACACACAGTGTTGAAAATGTATGTGTTTACTGGTGTTGGCAGTAGTCCCTCTAATATCTACACATGCCTTGCTATTAGTGGCTCCGCCTT